CCTCGTGGTCCAGCACCAATCTGACAGCGCGTTCGCGCACCTCGGGTGAAAACTTGTTCGTCGTTTTGCTCGTCATGGCTCCATCCTATTTGGAAGTTGGAGCCTCCGGCAAACCGGGGGCGGTTCAGTTCGTAGGCCTCCTCAAACGTTCCACAGAGATAATCGGTCTTGATGTGCAGGCGCGACGTGCTTTGGCGAATGACGTCCAACACTGGGGCAACATGCGTCTTCAGTGCCTCCACCGCGTCGGGTGCCGCGTCATTGAAAACAGCTTGGCACTGAATATCGATGAGAGGGAGCCCTGAGACAGCGCGATCTAGATTGATCTGCTCTATCGCTAGAGCAAGCGCCTCAAGAAAAACGATGGGCGACCCGGCTGTTCCGCAGCGATAACGGCCCCCACCAGAAAATCCGTCGACAATGGCTATTTTGAAAAGGCTCTGATGACGATTAGAGCATCGCACCTTGACGTAATCGACAAGGTATTCACGGAGAATTTTTAGCTTTCTGCGGGAGTGCTCATCGAGAACAGCTCCGCCTCCCCAGTCATATTTTGCACGTTTTGCCACAAAGGCCCCCGGACACGCCTCTACGCAGCCGAGGATACTGATTCTCCCGCTCCCCGCACAGACGGGAACTCGCGGATTAAACAACCATCCAGCAACCCACCGCCCTTGCCGTGAGGATCAACCTCTTTGGTCTCCTCGGCCGACAGCCTCCGGCCAACCAGAAGCGGGTTGTTCGCGGGCGAGCCCCACTGCTTGAAGAACGGTGCAACACCTAGATCGCGGCATTCGTTGACGATTGAGCGAACCCAATTCGCATCCATCGGGCGCGCGCCATGACCGCTTTCCCCACCCACAATCAGCCAATCCGGTTTCACCTCAACGGCAGAAATCGACAAAGGCCCAATTGCGGGCTCGTATGAGATGAAGCGCACCGCTGCCGGAACTGCAGCTAGATGGTGCCAGCGCGCGTCAAAGCGCTCCTGGTCCTCGGCTGTCATGCCAAGCCAGACGTTGGCATATCCATCGCCCCAATCTTTCGGAAGAAACTTGGCGATGTTGAACGGCCGCTTTGTCAGAAGCAACCAGTCCAATCGCGGCGTCTGACGGATCAATGCGAACAGATCCTCTCGCCATACCGCCTCAGCCTGATTGTCGAAAACATCCGCCAGCGAGGCACAAAAGACGCGCTGGCGGTGGCCGTGCGCCGCCTCGAACCGGTCTGCATTACGGTTCCAGATAGTCGGCCCTTTCCAGTAATCTACCGTGGTACGCTTGCGCTCGTGGTTGCCCCACCTCACGTGTCCGGAGCGCTTAGACCAGCCCTCGGCATAGCAGTTGTCACACCCTGGCGTGATCTTCGTGCACCCGGTCCACGGGTTGAAGGTGTGGTCTGTCCATTCGATCTTTGAGCCTTCCGCCATCACCTTCTCCTCATCAGCCCTTCGCGCAGCGTTCTCTTTTTATTCTCAAGATATCGTTGATCCGTCGCTTCGGGTAGTGATTCATTCTGACGCATCACGGTCTCGTGATAATCACCTCTCGCGCCTCCACGGCCTTGCCGCCTGCGGTGTAATTGAGCCGCACCGGCTCGATCGATGCCCATGAGAAGATGCGACGGATCTCGGGCACATCATTGAGCGTCAGAATGAACTGGCCTTTGAGATTGCGCAGCGTCTCGCCCAACTCTTCGAACTCGGCCCGGCCGAACTGGCCCTTGCCGTAATAGTCCTCTGTGCCGAGGTAAGGCGGATCCACGAAGAACAGCGCGAAAGGTCGATCCCAGCGCCGGATGAAATCCTGCCAGCGGAGGCACTCCACGAACACGCCGCCGAGGCGCTCGTGCGCGGCTTCAAGTGCGGGCACCAGCTTGGTGATGTCGAACTTGGCCGGGGTAGTCATCGCAGCCCCAAACTGACGGCCCGCCACTTTTCCACCGAAGCTCATCTTCTGGAGGTAGAGGAAACGCGCAGCGCGCTGAAGATCCGTGAGACGGTCCGGATCCATGCCCAGCAAGCGTTCGAACTCCGCCCGGCTCGCCACCTGCCACTTCAGCATGTCCAGAAACGCCTGGTAGTGGTTCTGCAGGATCCTGAAGAAGGTGGCTACGTCGCGCGAATAATCGTTAATCGCCTCGACCTTGGGGCGGGCCTCGCGCCGAAAGAAAACGCCGCCCATCCCCACGAACGGTTCGCAGTAAAGATCGTGTGGCACCTTGGCGATCATGGGCACCAGCACCTTCGAAAGGGCGCGCTTGCCGCCGATGTATCCGGCCAGCGTGGGCAGGGCGCGAACGGGCATCATTCCCGTTTCGTTGTTCTTCTCTTGTTCCATTGATGCGACTCAGTCAGGTTCTCCCGGCTGACGTCAGCAGGCGGGAAAAGCGGTAAGTTTTCTGACGCTTTCGTGGGGCCTGATCGCCAAATCGAACCCACGGCAGAGGACGCTCTCAGGCGTCTGAAGCTCCCGCCATCATTCCTGGGCGCTCCGGTTATGCAGCCGCTCGAAAACGCGCCGGAGCACGTAGCCCCGCGCGATGGACGCGACGGTGAAAATCAGGGTGAGCCACAGGTTGGTTGCGAAGCTCGTGTGGATCCCGAACAGCGGGTAAATGATGGCCTGAAGCAACAGCGTCAGAACGAAGCCCACCGCCACGCTGGCGCAGGTCTCGATGAGCGACCACACGGGAGATTGGGCAGGCCGTGTGCTCATGCCTTGGCCCTGTCCCGCTCGATCGCCCAGCCACCGAGTGCGCGCACCGCAGCCCACATGATCAGCGCCAGCGGGCGCGATGTGCCGCAGGCGAGCATCGCCTCGTAGAATTGCTGGTCTGCCCAGCGCCGGGCGGAGGCTTGCCAGCCAGTACCGGCGTCGAAGCTGGCGGCGTCCCATGCGGCAAAGGCCGGGTGCGGCTCTCCCGCGCCATTCCACAGCCGCCCCTCGCGGATGATCGAATAAAGGTAATCATGCAAAGCGGCGGCCCGGCCATAGCTGCCCCACACGGCGAGCACGAGGCGCAGGGCGGCAGGGATGGTTGCGCCATCCGTCTCGAAGCCAGCCGGTATTTCGATCCGAACGCCGGAGCCTTCGGAGCCGACCTCCCAGACCAGCGTATCGAAGATGCGCCAGCGCTTGCCGGGGATCACTTCGAGCAAGCAAAGGGTACCAGTGAACGCGCTCATGCTTGGGCCTCAAAGCTGTAGGAGGAGCCTGCAAAAATCGGTGTGACGCCAGCCACCCCCGCCGCCGCTTCAGCTCGCAGGCGCGATCGACGCACGCATGTCAGCCAGAACGCAGGTGGCCCCTCAGAGCGCTCCAGCTCCACTTGTGCAGTCGGGCTTGCCCAAAGCGCGTTGATAGCCGGGTGACCATCCGGGGCGGAAACACCCATCCAGTAGTTGGGGTGGGGCACCGGTCCCTGAGGGGTGGCAATCAGCACTTTCACCGGCATCACAGTCACCCCCGCGCATAGCCAGCATGGCGCTTGCTCCGCACCTTCCGGCCTCGGGAAAACGGCCTCAGCCGTCGCCTGATCAGGAAAGGCATGGAGCTGGTCGATCATTGTGTGATCCCCTGCAGTTCGGTGTTGGTCAAGAACGCTGGCACTAGCGTGAACCGCTCGATGTACCCGCCCCACTGCAGCGCGCCCCAAGAGGCGCTGCCCAGATAGATCAGGCTTGGAACGACGACGCTGCTCGGGATGTTGGACGTGACCGCGCCACCGTTGACCGACAAGCGAGACGAGTTTGTGGTGTACGCAAATGCTGACTTGAACCGCTGGCCGGGGGTGAGCAGCGCTGCGGATCGGTTGACCGACCACCCCTGTCCGTCACCCACCTCGACTGAACCGAGGTTGGGGGAGCCGCTGCTGCCGAACATCACGTGAGGTGATCCGGAGGTCTTGAGATTGCACAGCAGCCCCTGCCCAAGCGCGGGCGCGTGAGCCGCCGAGCAGATGACCGAAAAGGCATTCGGCACGCCCGAAACAGGAAAAGATATGAGGTCGGCTGCACGCGTCTGAGCTGCCCCGGTCGTTCGGATCGGGCTGGTGGCATACCCGCCAGCCTCAAGCTGGGGCCAGCCGACGCGCAATGAGAACGCGCTTGAGCCGCCAGCCTGATAGTTGATGCGCAGTGCCAGCGTGATGTAGGCGCAGTCAGCGCGGGTTGTGACCGTCATGGTCTGGCGGCTCATCGCCGCGCCCGCCCCCTGAATAGAAGACAGCGTCTGGGCAAGAAATGCGCCCGCCGAATTGTACTCGCGCAGCGCGAGATCGAGCCCCAGCAGGCCGGTTGTGAGCGAGCCAGATAGGAGCCGGGTAAAGACGCTTCCGGTCCAGACCGATCCGGGCGTCACCGGGACAAGGCCGTTGCCGGTGGCCTGTCCATCAAACGACAGCACCGAAGCTGTGGCCGAGTGGCTCGCCGTCTGGAGCGAAACGTTAATGCAGTCAATCCCGCTGTCCGTCACAGGCGCAGAGAACGACGATGACACCATGCCCGAGGCCGCGTTGAGGTTGCCAGCCCAGAACGTGGGGAGAACCGCAGCGCTTGCCCCCTGCATCGAGTTGTTTCGCAAGACGTTGGTGCGCGCCATCTCGACCAGCAGGCCGCGATCGGTGCGGCGCGGGGCGTTGGCCGCAAAGTTTTGCCAATTGCCCGCCTGATCCTGAGCGTAGCCAGCGCTGGCACGCGTGACGGTGAGATCGCCCAGCTGCTTGCCGAAGTAGCGCCCCCCGGCGAAGTCCATGTCCAGCGCAGCAAGGGCGTGCGCAAGCCATCCGGGGCGGCCCGTCATGCCGGTGACGCGGTGACGCGCGCGCAGTCGCATCACACCAACTCCGTGATATGCAAAGTGGCGGCTGCACCGGACGGCCCGAAGATGGCCGCAATGCGCGGTGACGCAACGCTGGTCAGGTCAAAATCCAGTCGCTCACCCGCTGCGATGTAATGCGAGCTGGATGACGCCGTCTGCGAGCCAGAACCGATCGTGAAATAAGCGTCCTGCCCGCGTGCGTAGATCGAGACGCCCTTAATGCCCGCTGTGAGGGCCTGCTCGACGCTGCTCGCAGCGGTGAGCAGCGTGCGGGCTACACCGGCCCCCAGCAGCGTGCGCACCGCCAGCGTAGAGGCCCCGGCCCTGATGACGGTGCAAGTGCCCCCGCCCGTTTTGGCCAGCAAAAACACTTTGTCGCCCGGCTGGAGCAGCGGAGCGCCGAGGCGTGAGCCCTTGGCATCGATCGGCACGCCCTCACGGCTGTCCGCTGCGGGTTTCGACGCGCCGATGTAGGCGATCAGGCTGAAGCCGAAGTCCGGCTGGATGATCAACTCGGCGGCACCCAGCGCAATGTCATCGGACCATGTGTCGGCAGTGAGCAGAATGTCAGTGGTGGTAGCCATGGATCACCTCACTTCGTTTTGGCGAGCTGGAAGAAGGCGTCGATGTCGGTCGATGTCTTGTTGATGAGCGGCGCGAACTGCGCCCAAAGCGGGTGTGAGCGCACGAAGACCGGGGCGTATTCCCACAAATCCCGCACATCGCGCGGGGTCGTCGGGTTGGCCATCACGGCCTCGATGTCATCGCGAATACCCATATCGTTGGCCGCGAGACGCGCCTGTACGGCGGTGATTTCCATGTTCGCCAGCGCATCCGCCTCGGCCTTGGCCAGAGCGTCAGCCTCCGCCTTGGCCTGCGCCGCGATTTCGGCCTTGGTCAGCGCGCGCGGCGTCATGGCCATGTGCTCCCAGCCGATGGTGACCGGGCGGCCTTCGGCGTTCGGCGGCGTGATACCCAGCGCCAGCACCTGATGCTGGGTCAGGCGATCCGCGAGCGCCGCGCGCTGGTCATACCACGGGCCGGTGCCCCGATAGTCAGACACAACGGCCAGTTCGCCCTCATGTACGATGGCGGCCTGATAAACGTCGAGATCGAGGCTATCGCCCGCGAACTCAACCACGACAGCATCGGGTGCGAGCACCTGGCCGACAATGCGGCCCTGCATGTCCGATACGACGCCAGCGGCATCAGGAGTGACGATGATTTTTTTCATGGGAGCCTCACAGGTAAACTTCGAGATCGACAATCGAGCTGGACAGGTTGCCCAAGCCGTAGGTGAAGCCGTTCGCGGTCTTCGAGCTGACAGCGCCGTTGTCCGGCATGACGACATATGAGGCGTTGGGCGCGGGCGTGCTGAAGGTCACCACCATGACGGGGTTGCCAGACGAAAACTCATTCGTCGTCACGGTGCAGCCGCGTGCCAACAGATTGCCCGGCGTGGTGCCGTTGGCGGGTTTCGCACCCCAGCAATTGACGGCGGCCCAGATGGTCGGCCCGCCGATTTTGGCGCGAAGGTCAGCGGCGCTGATCAGATCGAGCGGCAGCGCCCATGCCGCAGGCTGGCCCCCGCCTTGCGAGGCAATGACGCGGCCCGGCACGCCAACATCACCGCACAGCCCGACCGCACCTTCTTTGGTGAGCGCCAGCACCGTTCCACCGCGCGCATAGGAATGCAGCGTCCAGGTGTTGGCGTCCTGATAGGTCGTCCAGTTCGTGACGCCGCCAGCGCCGAGATAATCGATGGCCTCCGCCTTCGCGCGCACCGCCTTGACGTTGCCCGCCACCTCGAGCTTGTCAGCCGGGTTGGTGACGCCGATGCCGATGTTCCCGCCCAGCGGATTGAGGTTGATGTTGTAATAGGTCGCGGCCCCATCGACGCGCCCGGCCTGCAGCCAAGCGCGGCCGTCACCAGCTACCACGCCGATGCGCAGGCCATAGGCCATGTCGCCATTGTGCACGAACACGCCGGACAGCGCGCCACCGACCGGGGCGGCATTGGTATCCCCTGCCGAGAGGGTCAGCGGGCCGACCGACTGGCGCGCGAGGCTCACCGAAGCGAGGCGCACATACCGGTCATCATGGTTGTGCGGATCGGCCGGGAAGGTGGCGGGTTTCTCCAGCACCTTGCTCCACTTCAGGGCGTCAGACGGCACAGCCAGACCCGGCGTCGCTGACGCCAGCTCTTCAGCCGTCGCCAGTCGCGTCATTCCAACAGCGGCATCGGTGGCCATCGCCGAAACCCAGCCTGCCGCAGTCTTCCGCATGAACCGGTTCGCGGATCCTGCCGCCTGATCCTGAAGGCAGATGACATGACCTGTCGGAGCGCCTGCATAGGACCAGCCTGCCGCCGTCCATTGCGCCAGAACACCGGCCTGCCCGGCCCACGCCCCTGTCGCAGCAGCCGGGATGAGATAGGTCGCACCCACAGCAGGGTTGGCGGGCGGAGCGGTCACCGAGGCGCTCTCCACAGCCATCCACGGCACGCGCAGCTGGTTGCCGATAGCCGAGGAGTTGGCCTCGGTGCTGATCTGGACCGAGACATTGGCACCGCCAGTCACCGGGAAGACGATATCGGTGATGATCGAGATCTGACCTGCGCCCGGCCCGACGAACTCAACGGTCGGGTGAGCCGCGATCGCCAGCATGGTCCCTGCGGTGTCGAACACAGCGATCTCGCGCACCGTGAACGGCCCCTGCCCGGCCGGGATCTCCGTGGTGATGCGCCAGAAGGTCGGGTTGTCGGCGTCGCGCGCGGAAGAGATGATCGGATAGGCCTGACCAACACGATGCACGAGGTCCGTCATCGTGCGCAGCGGGGTGATCGCTGCACCATTGCCGTCGCCCACCCGAACCGCTGCAAAGGATACGGCAGCTCCGCCAATGGAGGCGGCGATCGCGGCTTCACCCGCCGCCGTCAGAATGCCGGACATGCTTTAAACTCCCATGCGATAGCGAATGCGGCTGGCGAGCGCCATGCCGATGGAGACAGAAACGTCGCCGTGAAGGGTAGGCCGAGGCTCGGCCGCCATGCGGAAGCGTGCGCGCGTGGCAAATCCCACGCCGATCCGAACCGGAGCCGCGTCGGCCTCAGTCTGGATCTGAAACCCGATTTCCTGCGAAGCTCGCTGGGTGTTTCGCACCATGCGGCCGATCGCACGCAGCAAACGGGCCGAGATTGCCGCCTCCGGAAAGACGTGCTCTTCGATCGCCACGCGAACTTTGTGCGTACCCGGCAGGCCCTTGGGCGCACTCTGGAACCATTGCACCCAGCGCGTGACACCCAGCCCGAGCAGCCCCAAGCCGAAGCGCACGCCCCGGATATAGCCAATCTCCTTGCGCAGCTCGAACGCGCCCTTGAGCATGCGGCGGATGACCGCCTCGTCCATGTCCGGCTCGACGAACTTATGGAGGCCGAACTCGCGCACCAGGAACGGCAACAGGGCTGCATCAACATCGTCGATGCGCTCCACCAGCAACTTGCGAAAGTCCGGCTCAGCCAAAGCGCGCCGCGCCGTCTCGGCAAAAGCGACGGCGCGCTCATCCGTGACACTGGGTGGGATCAGATCGGCGTTGAAACGCTCCGCACTCATCCGATCACCTCGACATTCACGGTCAAGGTGTCGATGACGAGATACTGACCTTCGCCCAGCTGCTCGAAGGGGAGCGCCGCCAGATCCGCATCAACCACGCCGGGCAGGCGCTTGACAGCCGTTGTCACCTCGGACGGCGCGATAATGGCAGCAAGGCGCTGCCCCCATCCGTCCACGATGAGACCACCCCAAATGGACTTGGCCAACACCTGAAGGTCGGCCCGCTCTACAGAGAAGTCATGCCCCGCCAGCATGGCCATGGCGATTTTCCGGGCATCCTCTTCAAGCGTCGCCGAAGGATTGACCGCGCGCACGGTCAGCGTCGGCGAGCGATGCTGACCGCTGGGCGCGAGCACGGAAACCTCATCGCCAAAACGGTTCTCCAGCGCTCGATCTGTCTGGAATGCGGCCAACACCCGCGCCCGGAGATCCGGACCGGCCGCACCGCTCGCGGTCAGCGGGTAGATCTCGATGTAGCAGGGCTGGGGGCGCACCACGCCAACGTCAATGATGGCGGAAGACACGCCCATTGCTGTTTCACGATACCAGCCATAGCCACCCCCGGACGAAACCCGGTCAAATGCATTTGCCAGACGCAACTGGTAGCCAGGGTCGCCCTCAACGGCAGCACCGCCCTCCGATGTGGTGATATTGGAGCAGCTCACGCCGTCGATCGGGGCGGCCATGGTGGAAATCTGGCCTGGCAGAAAGCCGTTTCCGCTCGCGCCAGCCACCACGGCGGTCGCGCCAACCTCGGCCGTCAAAGCTCCGGCCGGGATGATGGCGACACCATCAGTCGCAAACGCGACACCACCGGCCGAAACCTCGGAGCCCGCATCGATCACGATGTTCCACTGGGCCGGGGCCGCAAGGGAAAACCGCAGGCGCGTCACTGCTGCCGCCTCGGGCAGGCGTTGCGTGGAGCGGTTCGGGCCGAGGCGATCAAGGCTCTCGCCCACGCCGAAGGCCACGAAAGCCTGCTCCTGTGCCAGCTGACCTTCTTCGCCCAGCAGGCTCATCGCATAGGCGAGCGCCTCAATCAGCAGCATCTCCACCTGCATCGGGTAGACGGTGCGGCCGGACGCCTGCTCGAACCAGGCGATATACTTGGCCTTCAGCGCCGATGCGTCGCGCTCAAAAAAGGCGGGGCGCGGCAGGCTCTTCAGGGCATCGAGCGAATAGGGGCCGGGATCATCACGCCGCATACCGCACCTCGGTCATGCGGATCTGGTGCGCGACATCGCCACGCGGGAACCAGAAGACGGGAAAGCGGAAATGCGAGAATGACGCGGCCGTGATCGTCACGCGCTCGACGACGATGCGCGGCTCCCACTGGCGCAGCGCATCGAAGATCTCGCGCGTGATGTTGGGGATCGCCACAGCGGGCGGCCGGTCGATGTAGCGACGGATCGCGAGGCACTTTTCCGGCGCATCCGGAACCGAGCCCTTCTCGGTATGGATGATGGTCGCGATCGACTGCTCAAGGTCATCCAGCCCGACGACGACAGCGCCGAGCTGGTCTACCGGCACGCGAAGGCGCGGTTGCCAATGGGCGTAGGGAATGGAGCTGTAGTCGACGGGATTTGCCATGGGCCGAAAATGGCCCGCCATGGCAGAAATGACCGGGTGAAGCGATCACCCAGATACGGCAAGATCAGACGGGAGGGCCGGGGGGGCCGGGCGGCGCGGTAACATGCCCGTGCGTGTCGTCGATGCGCTTTCCGTTGGATTTCACATAGCCATCGGAGAAATCGACATTGCCCTTTATCCTGAGCGGCGCTTCGATCGTCAAGCCTGCAGGCACCTTGAGCACCGCACCGCCAGAGCTCTTGTTGTACTCGAAGTCGAGCCCGCCCTGCATCAGATGCTTGAGCAGGTTGCCGTCCTCGGTCGGCGGCTTGTCCTTGTCCGAGTAGCGGGCACCCAAAATGCAGCCATCCTCGCCGCGCCAGTCGACCAGGCAATTCACCTGAGAGCCGATGTCGGGCGCATTGTAGGTCTTCGAGCCTCCGGCAGAGGCCATGTTCCACGCCAGCCAGAATGTGCGCACGCCGTCCTCATCCTCGATCTTGACGCGCGAGCGCGCCTTGGCCGGATCATTCAGCAGCACAATGCCGCGCTTGTAGGGGCTACTCTCGGACACCTTCCAGCTCCATGCTTGTGGTGTAGCCCTGACGGGTATCATGATGGCGTGCGCTCTTGATCGTGTAGCGACGATCCCATCGCCCATAGCCCGCCAGCTCGATCACCTGCCCCGCCGCAAGCACCGGATCACCGACCACCTGAAGTGTGCCAGACCATTGCTTGGCGTTCGCCTTGTCGAGGCGGCTCTTGGCGAGCTTCTTCGCCTGCCCCTCGTTCTCGACACGATCATCGATCTTGAGCGTATCGCCGGACTGGACCGTTTTATCCTCCACATCGACCGAGATATTCTTCTTCTGGTTGCCCTCGAAGTAGCTGACCTTGGCCTTGGAGTAGGTTTTCGAGGTTTCGTGCCGCAGATTGTAATCAATGATTTCCCGCTGCCCGCGCATGAAGATCATGACCGGCTTGCGCGCCCAGACCTCGCTGCGCGGCATGAAGACGAGCTGCTTGCCCTTGACCGAGAAGAACGCGCCATAGTCCCGGCTGAGCCGCTGGAGGAAGCCGAGGTCGGTTTCACGGCGCTGGGTGATGCGCTCAAACTTGGTGTCAGGTGGCGTACCGACCACGGTCAATCCGTGATCCTTGGCCACCTGTGCAGCGATTTCGCCCACGGTCTTGTTCTCGAACTCGCGCGTCTTTTTGGTGCCGATGTCCTTTTTGACCGGTACCGATTTTCCCTTCATCGAGAACATGTCGCCGCCGCGCCCGCCAGAGGCGTTCGGCTGGTCCATGTAATAGAGGCCGATATCGACCATCGGGCCGTTGGCGTAACCGGCTGCACCCTCGAGCTCATCGCCGCTCTCCGGAAACCAAGGGTCGAAGAACAGGCTGGATCCGTTGTTGAGCTTCAGGTCGATCTCGTCGGCCTGATCCTCAAGGTTATCCGTCCAGGTCAGATCCGTGACGAGGGTGCGCACCTCGTCATAAATCGGGATACCCTTGTAGTTGAGGCGGATGATCGGGCGAGGAAGGCCGGAGAGATTATAGGCGGGCATCACACCACCTTGCGCTTCCACGGCGGCAACTGAATGTCCGGCGTCGTGGCCGCCAGCACCGGCACACGCACCTCGACATTCGCGGGCAACACAGGCGGGATCACGCCGAGGACCGGGACCAGCGTGCCGAGGTTCGCGCGAAGAAGCTCGCCGCGGCGTGTGGCGTCGCCGTAATAGCGATAGGCGATGTGGTCCCAGCGTTCGCCCGGACCTGTCACATGGGTGAGATACGCGCTCATCGGATCACCTTTGCCAGCACATTGAGAGCGGAGGCTGCGGTCGCGAGGCCCGGAGCCTGCGCCAGCGCCAGCACGGCCTGCAATGCTCCGAGATCCTCGATCGGCGCTTCGACCAACGTCAGAGACATTTCAATCCTGACGACACGGCCCGCCTTGGTGGTCTTTCGAACGTCGACATCGATCGCTTCGACAACGTAGCGCGAGCCGGTGTAACTGCCGTCGCCACCGACAAGCGCCAACGGCTCGCGGCTCGCACGCGCAGAACGCAGCCGGGCCATCTGCTCCTCGGGATCGCAGAAGGTCTCGTCAAAGAAGAACTTCATTTTGCGCGTATCGAGCTCGTCGCCACGATCCTGTAGCGCGGGCTTTCCCTGCGCGACGGAGATCCGCGCGAAGGTACTCTTCTCCCCCTCATGCACCGAAGTCGGCCCGGTCAGGACATCAACACCGATCTGGATGGAACCCAGCAGGACGAACATCAGGCAGCTCCGAAGGCGAGGCGGTCATTGTCGCGGCGCTGGCCCGCAAGGATCTTCTCGGCCTCATGTGCATGTTCGCGCAGGAGATCGAGCAGCTGCTGCCGATCGAGACCGGAGCCGTTGATCACCGGCGCATAATGGACCGTGGTGGATCCGCCCGCACCCGACCCGGCGCTGCCGGCAGCTCGCCCGCCCAGCATGGCCGTCTCCGAGCTGATGCCCACCGGCACCACGGCATCGCGCATCTGCCCCACGACATTCTGCACGGCCGACACTGCAGGTCCGGCATGGATGCCCATGGCCAGCGTCTCGGAAAACTTGATCTGATGCAGATCCGAGAGCGGCCCCACCTTCGCGGGCGAGTGCGGCAGATGATCGCGCATCCGCTGTGTCACTTCCCGCACAGCCGCAACGGCCGCCTCGGCCCTCGCCCGCATGCCCTGCGCCAGCGTCTCCATCATCGCCGCGCCATGACTGAAGAACGAGATCCCGGAGAGGTACCCCTGCGCCGCACCGATCGCCGCCTGCAGCGCGGGCAGCAGCGAGAAGGCAGCAACAGCCTGCTGAACCTCGGCAAGCAGCGCCTTGAGCCGCTCGAGCGTCTTGACGCCTTCCTGCGCGGCTTGCGCTTGGGCGAGCGCACCACCGGCACCGGATGTGTCACCACCACCCAGCCCCACAGTGGAGGCAACGCTGGATACGGCGCCCTTCAGGTTTGCCCAGACGCGCGAGATACGCTCCCAAGCTCCGTCGACAAAATTGGAAATCTTGGAGATCGCGCCGTCAAAAGCGTCATACAGGGTTTTGCCCCAGCTCGTGACCCACTGGACCACCGGCTCGAAGGCCTTCTGGATGGCTTCAAGCGGCTTCCAGTTGTCAAAGCTCGCCTTGATCGTGTTCCACAACTCGGAGAACCACGGCCCGAGGGTCTCCCAGTTCGAATAGATCAGATACGCACCCGCCGCGATGGCCGCGATCCCCGCCACGATCCAGCCGATCGGCGTTGTCATCATGGCTGCGCCGAACATGACAAACGCGCGCGAAGCCATGGCGATTGCGCTGCTGATCATGCCAACTGCCATCACCACCTGAGAGGCGTAACCGAGGAAGGGCAGCGCCACGAGAGCTGCCACAACATTGCCCCAGCCCCCGAACGCCTGCACCACGGGATCCACCGCGCTCGCCATGGACTGGAGCTTGTCCCAGATCGCGCGCACCTTGGCCTCAACCTCGATCAGCCCCTGCTTGATCCGCCCGCCGATCTGGTCTGCGAAAGCATCAAGACCTTTTTCGCCCAGCGTTTCGGTGTAACCCAGCATCTCCTTGAGCTTGTCCGTGACATAGGCGAACGGCCCTGCATCCATCACCTTGGCGGTGAAGGCATCCCAGTTGTTCGTCATCTGGATCATCATGCCGTTGGGCGTGATGGCCGCTCGGCCCGATGCGCCGGAATAGCGCCCTACCATTGCCGCCCGAAGCTTTTCCAGTGTCTCGGCAGCCTTCTCCGAGTCCAGGACAATCTTCTGCATCTGGCCTTTAACCATCGCTTCAACGAACGAGCGGCCTTCACCATCCGTTTTTACGTTGGAGAACCCGAATGTCCCTATCCCCGAATAATCACCCCGATTGGCCGCCGCCCACGCGGACGCCACACTTTGAAGTGACTGCTGATTGGCCGCAGCTGTATCCCCAAGGACATCCATCAACCCGTTCTGACGCGGATCGATCCCGGCCGGAGCAAGCTCCAGCATGGCGGCGCGGGTATCCGCTGTGCGGAACGGGGCGCGCTTGCCCCAGGCGTCGCCATACTGACGCATCGCCTGCGCAGCCTCGGCCGAGCCGAGATCGGGGCGGAGACGGTTCTCGACATCGAGCGCCCCCTGCACGTTGGAAAACGCATTGACGCCCGCCTGGTTGAGGCCGGTGCGCGTGGACGCATAAGCGTTGCTCATGAGGCCGAGACCACTGTTACCCGCGCCGGACACAGCCCCTTTGATACCCCCCCAGATGTTCTTGACCGCGTTCATGGCAGCCTGCTTGGCGTTGTCGCCAATGGCCTTGCCCATGGCCTTGCCAATCGCAGCGCCTGCGGCGGTGCCGATTGTTCCCCACGGCGCATTCGCCACGGCGCGCACCATCTGACGCAGCCGCCCCTCTGTGCGGGCCGCTTCCTGTCCGGTCTGCTTGACCGCCTCGGTCACCTTTTTCTGAGCACCCGCAGCCTTGGCGGCGTCCTGCGCGTAGCGATCCGCCCAGTAGTCTTTCCAGAAAGGCTCACGCGCTGCATTCTTGCGCAACTGTTCCTGTCGCTCGAAGTCCGCATAGGCGGCCTTGCGCCGCGCCAGCTCAGCCATGCGCTTCTGATGCGCATTAGATGCAGCGGCCGAGGCGGCCTTTTCTGCCTTGGCCTGCGCGTTGATGGCATCGGTCGTTTGCTTCGTGGCCTTGGCCACCTGGGCAGCGTTCTGGTTGGCCTTGTTGCTGGCCGCTGCGTTGGAGGCGTTGATCGCCTTCTGGGTCGTTTCGAGTTTCTTGAGGGCACCCATCGCCTTGTCGACGAGCTCCAGCGTTAGCTGGACTTTCATGGCATCGCTCATGGTGCCCTCTCACTTCTTGCGGTTGGCCTCCGCGATCGCGCGCTCCAGCGCCTCGTTTTCCTCAACCCAGTATCCCACCTCCTCAAGGCTCATGGCCATGAGCTCCGAGAAGGTGAACCCTTTGCGCATCAGGATCAGGATGTCGCGGGAGGACGCTATGCGTTGAGCGCCACCGGTCCGTTTCCCTCGGCGTCCGTCTCGTCGCCACCGAAGAGCTCGCCGGATATCTGGATGTGATCGTCGGCCGGAATGAGCTCCTGATACTCGCCGATGGTCAGGCTCTCGCCTTCGAACTTCGCCACCATCACGATGTAATAGGTGCTGATCTGGGCGGTATTCTTGCCCGCCATCTGGGCGGCCTTGGACCACGGCCCCTGGGCGCGGAACAGCGGGATCGACACCGCGATCCCGGAGGTCTTGAGCCTGAAGGTGCGGGAGCCGGAGCGGGCTTCCTTGGCGGCGCGCAGTTTTTCGACAACCGACATGGGGGCGGCGTTTTCTTCTTTGCTCATGGCGGTCCTCAATAGGTCGGCCAGACGTCAACGCCGTTGAGGCGGTTGATCTGGTTGATGGCGTCGATTTCGCGGAAAGGGGTCGACTGGTTGGAGAACTTCTGGACGAAGCGCTGGGCGGTGTATTCGAAGTTGCCCTCGAACGCGTCGCCGAGCTTGAACGCCTTCCCGCCGTCCTTGAAAACGGAGAGCGTGACGTGCGTGATCACGCGATAGCCCGAGGCAACGGCAAGGCCGTTGGCATCAAACATATCGGTGTAGGCCTCGATCATGATCGGCACGGCAGCGCGCGGATCCAGAAAGCGGGGCACGAAGTCGGCGTCGAGATACTGGAAGACACCCTTGCCCTTCATGCTCTTGAGCATGCGGCCGGGGCGCTCCAGCTCGGCCACCATGCCGAGCGCGGCATGCTTGACCAGGTCGTACTCAATCTCGGGCTGATCGAACTCCTTGAAGATGCCGACGAGCTTGTTGCCGTCATCATAAATGGCCGCATTCGTCGTCTGGCCGATCCGAACGATATCGTTCATGTCTCTTCTCCTTAGGCCGCCAGCTGCAGCGCCTGCTTGACGAAGGCGATGTCGGTGGTGCTCTCGATGGTGGCGCGATGCATGATGCCAACGGGCTCACGCTTCAGGCTCCAGTGGACCCGGCCCTGATTGACGATCTCGTCAGCCGTGGTCTTGGCACGATTGAAACTGAAGACGCCGCCGTAAAGCCAGCTGTCCTTGACCTTGGAGGCCAGCCAGGCGTTGACGCGCTCCTCGATCGGCTCGAAGTTGCGCAGGGTGGCAAGACGGTCGATGTACGGCATCATGTAGAACAGCACCGCATCATCGATCACATCCATGACGGCGCGGCCGTGCAACCAGCTCGCCTCGTCCTTGAGTGTCGGCCAAGCGGTCGAGCTCGCGCCCCAGGTGTGCAGCCCGGTGCCGTAGTAGGTCATCGTGGTGACGATGCCCGCCTCGTTAAGGAGGTTGGTGTCGGTGCTGTAGCTGCCGGGCATGAACCGGATATCGATTTCCGTGCCCTTCACATCGGCCATCTCGACGTTCGAGGGGCTTTCATGCGGCCCCTTCTGAGACACCGAGCAGTTCCAGACGCCCGCAAAGTGCTGGCTGAAGGGCTGGAGCGAGAGGTCGCCGGTGGCGGCATCCAGCGCCTTCACACGCGGGAAGCACAGCACAACGCGGTTGGAGGCGGTGTTGTAACCACCGTTGACGGCGCGCGCCTCGATCGCCTGCTGCACCGTGATACCGGTGGGCAGATCAACAATCGCATGACCGCGCACGTTGTTAGCGACCACCTCCATCTTGGCACGCACACCGGCCAGACCCGTGAAGCGCGGCGCGATGATGCGGCGCGGGAAGAACCCGAAGCGGTTGTAGAGCGAGTAGGCGACGTCGAACCCCTTGGGGCGACCTGCCGCATCCAGACCACCCACCATATCGGCCGAGCTCACCAGCGTCGGATCCGGCGCGTTACCGGTCTTGTGGGTGTCCGGATCGAACACGTTGTTCACAACGATGGTGCCAACGCCCTTGCGGTCCTTGTCCTTGGCGAAGATCGCGGAGAGCGCCTGCGGGATGGAATACCCGGTGGCGGTGCCATCATCCGGGCCGAAGGCTGCAACGGCAAGCTCGTCACCTCGCGCTGGGTCAGGTCACGGTCAGGCAGGGTCACCGGAGCGGCACAGGGCTTCTTCGCCTCGGCCGGGACTTCGCGCTCGATGATCTGGGTGCGGACCACGGGCTGCACCTCATCAGCGGTTGAGCAGGCGGCCGCGCTCACGGCCCAGGCCGCAGCCATCGCCATTCGGCAAGGTCGCATTGGTTTTCTCCATGTCGGTCAGTTTGGCGGAGAGCGCGCCGACCTGACTTTCAAGGACGGCCGAGCGCTGCTGGGCGATGTGGGCGTCCTGAAGGCGGCGCAGCTCCACCTCGGCGTTGGATTTCTCGACCTGGGCGATCCAATGCGCGTCGCGCTCGGCGATGGCGGCGGCGCGAGCCTCGGCCACCATATTCTCGATCGCGGCCATGCCGCGCCAGAAGCCGAAAGCGCAAAGCGCGATGAGTGCGAGAACAGCGAGGCCGCGAACAAACGCGGCGCTCACGTCGATGCCAAAGCGGGCAAGGATCGCTTCAATCATTGTGGGCTTCCTCCGGGGGCGGGTCAGCGCGCGGGCGATGGGCGCGGTGCTTGGCGCGGTAATCGAGCGCACCGAAGCCGCGATGGATGCCGAGAAGGCCCAGAAGGCTTTCACATCCTCGCGGCTCGCCTTGTCGAACTTGACGTATTGCGCGATGCGCGAGGCGATCTGGGGAAAGCGCGTGAGGTTGTCGCGGATGCGGCCCATGCCGACCAAGACGAAGACGATGTCGCCCATGTCCGAGAAATCGCGGATGCTCTCCATGATCTCCGCCTTGCGGGAGATATGGTCGGCCTCATCGATCACGACCGCGAAGGTCTTCTTCTGCAGCATCAGCTGGGTCTGGCGCTGAAGCATCGCCTCCAACGCCTGCGCGAAGCGCTTCTGGTAGGAGTGCGCGGGCGCAATGCGCAGTTCGGCCAGCAGGTCGTTGACGAACCAGCCCGGCGTCCACTCCTTCTTGGCCCGCACGAAGATGGCGTTGGTCTGGGTTGCCCAGCGGCGGATGGCCGTGGTCTTGCCGAGACCCGGAAGCCCATCGACAACGAGGAGGCAGGCTTCCTGCGCGCCGCGCCGTTCAAGGCCAGTTAACCCTGCCAAGAACCGCTTCATATTCGCGGTTTCCACAAAGGCGTTTTTCATCTAAGGTTTCCTTCTCTCTGAGCTGCTCCGGCGGTCAGGTTTGGGTTCTCAAGAGCTTTTGCAGGGCATCGAGATCCAAGCCGGACATCCGGAGCAGTTCTTTTGTGGAGTGGTCGGTCAGCAGATCGCGCAGGTAGGCTCGGTCGGCCTCCGTTACGCGGTCGGGGTGGGCCGCGATCCAGCCAGCAAAGCTGACATCGTCGCGGAAGATCGGCCGGGCGTCGGGTGACGCTTCGGCCAATTTGGGCTGCACCAGCTGCGCCGGAGGCGGCGTCAGCGGGGCGGGAGCGGCAGGCTCCGAAATCTCGAAAACGGGGGAAGGCGTGTGCTCGAGGAGCACGCTCGGCCGCAGCTCCTGACGGATCACATCGGCCTTCTTTTCAACGCGGGCGAGGCGTCCCTTCTGACGCTTCTCCATGGCCGCCTTCTCGTAGGAGAGCGGCACGTAGCGGGTGGCATGGCCCTCGAAGACCGCCACAGCGATCAGCTTGGCCGGTGCCTGCCCGTCTTCAACCTGATCGATCTCGCGGACCCACACCTTGGTAGCGTCGTGGATGTCGTAGCCGACCAGGACGTCCTGACCGTGGTAGGGCTCCAGCGCGAGGTGGAAGTAGCTGTTGCCCAGCCAGTCGACGAGCGCGCGGCGCGTGCGGCGCACCACATAGGGGCGGAACATATCGTCCAGCTCCGCAGCATCCGGCATGATCGCCTCGAAGCCTTGGCTCTTCTGTGCCCAGAGCTCATTCGGCGTCATGTGGCGCTTGCGGCCCAGCTGCTGATCGATGACCTTGGGAAGCTCGGAGTGCGGGCGGTTGTTGTAGCTCTCGATCGCCTCCTCCATCTTGTTGATGAAGTGCTGCCATGTGGGCAGGAGGGTCGAGGTGCCGGTCAGCGCCAGCTCCTTGCGCGTCGTCTTGAAGGCGAAGAGCTTCGCCTCCTTGTCCATGTCCTTGCCGATATAGGTCGGCATGGTTTTGGCGGTGGCGGTATAGATCTGGTTGATGCGCTCGATGACGCCCTTGGCTTGGCTGTTATAGGGCAGTGCGCGCATGGGCGTGATGCCAGCGCGGCCAAGGAAGCCGGTGAGCGTGTCATCCATCGCGTGGTTGCGATAGCCGGGGCCTCGGTCGGTGTAGAAGATGGCCGGGATGCCGCCGATCTCGCAGGCGCGGCGCAGGGCATCCACCACTGCGAATGTGTTTTCATCCAGCGCGGCCGACCAGCCGACAATGCGGCGGGTGGCCACATCCACGATGGTGGTGATCTCGGGCCGGAAGGGCTGGCCGTGGATCGGATGCGCGATCTCGGTGTCGAAGGTCTTGCCGTCAGCTGAGTAAACCGAGGTCGGCAGAAGATCCGAGAAGTCGCGGGCCGTGTAGGCCAAGCGAGTGCGCATGGCGAGGCGGCCCTCGCGGCCCTTGATGCGGGCCAGCACCGGCAGCTTGGCGAGCGCCGTGCGCGCCTGCTTTTCCGTGGGCTTCGGCTCACCCTCGGGGAGCGTCAGAGAGAACTCCCGCACGGCTTCGGCAATGCTCGGCTTGGACGGGCGGCCATAGACCTTCAGGAACCCGTCAAACCAAGCCGGAAGATCGGCCTTCTGACGGGTCAACTCCGGGGCCAGCGCAATCACGCCACGCGCATCCCGTGCGGCGAACCAGCCGTAAATCGTGGCGCGGCTGGGAATGTTGGCGCGCCCGCCCTTGTCATTGGCGATCTTGAGGGCCTTGAGCTCTTCTGAGGGGATCCGCGCGTCTGTCGCTGCGTCGAGAAAGGCGAGGATGGCGGCGCGACGGCTGATGTTCGTCGTCAGCGCGATAGCCTCGATCGCGCGCAGCACAACGGCCCGCGCCTCCATCACCTGACGCTGACGCCCCGTCAGATCAGCGCTGGCGCGCAACACCATCTGACGCTTGTCGGCCTCCAGCGCATCGGCCTCATCCTGCGCCGCGATCTGTGCCACCTTCTCGCGGCGGGCAATCTCAGCCTGCGCCTCGGGCGGAAGGGCCAGAAGGTCGATGACATAGCCGCCACCGCGCCCCGAACGCTTTGCAACGAGGTCCGGCGAGGATGCGCGAACCCTTGTGATCAAGTCAGAGGCGCGCGGCAGAGTGCTGGGAACCCCCGGCAAATCCATCTCAGCCAATTCACGAGCGGAGAACATGCGGCGCATGGTTCACTCCGCCGCCAGAGATGTGACACGGCGCGAGCGCGCGTCAGGGCGGGTCTTGCCGAGAGGCTGGCCATCGCTCCCGTACCAATTCGGCCACAACTCGTGCAGCGGTGTGCCGAGGTATTCCGCGATCACAGTATGATAGGTGGGAAACCGCATCCGGAGGGCACGGCTCATGTGGTTGGGCACCAGCCCATTCTGACGCGCGAGTTCATGAAGGTTGGTGCCGCGCTTCCGTAGCTCCGCCTTGATGTCCTCTTTGTGCCAAGTCCTGCGCATTATTCCCGCTCGCATGCCTTTTCAGGCCGTGTTAATCACGTCTGACGATGACTCTTGAGGGAGTATGATCTTATAAGGCACTATGTCAAGCCTTAAAGGATCGTAATGTGGATTTGGCGACCGAATTAGGCATTGAAGAAGAGCGCCTGGCAGGGCGGATACGGTCAGCCGTCAAGGCGGCTGGCGGCCCTGCTGCTGTCTCCGAGGCATCTGGCATCCCTCTGTCAACGCTGAATAAATACGTCCGTGGCGCTATATCGCCATCGGCGGTTGTTCTCGCGCGCATCGCGCTGGCGACCAAAAACCCGGTCAGCTCATTTTATGAGGACGACGAAGCCTTATTCGATCGTTCCGTGCCTAATTCGGCAGTCACGCCTTCAAATGCCTCCGAGCATCGGGGGCCTGACGTCATCCAGATCCCTATTCTGGACGTCAGTGCCTCGGCAGGGATCGGGTATCTCAATCACCATGAAGACATCGTGGCGCATTTGCCTTTTCCTGCCGGCTTTCTGCGTGCCTTGGGCGTCTCGGTGGAAAAGGCACGCATGGTGCGCTCGCACGGGGACAGCATGGAGCCAACCATCCCGGACGATCGCCTGGTTCTGATCGACACAGCCGACAGAGATATTTCTCGGTCGAAGATTTTTCTCGTGCGAACCGCTGACGGCCTGCGCCTCAAGCGTATTCTCCGCGCCCATGATGGTGCTATTCTGCTCATCTCCGACAACAAGGAGATTTACCCGACCGAGCGCCTCGAAGGGGCCGATTTGGAGACCTTCAAGGTTATCGGTCGGGCCGTTTGGACAGAGAGGCTGCTGTGAAACACCGCATTTTTCTCGTACTCAGCATGGCATGCACCATCGTCACGTCCCTCTCCGCCGCCAATGCCGTGGAAATGACGCCATCTGTGCTTTCATCCCTTTATGGGAAGTCTAAGGCCGAGATTGACGCTATGATTGGCCCACCATCGCAAAAGTCAGGGCATCCCCGTGCCTGCACCAGCGGCATGATCGAGCGACAAGAGATCTCTTGTATGTATGGCGCCGCAGATGTCGCGGTGACATATCGATCAGGAATTGCTCGTAGCATCCAATGGCAGCCGCTCGACCTGAAGCGAAAGGTCAGTTCAAGCGACTTCCGGTTTTTGTCAGGCTGCAAGACATGGTCCAAGCAAGAATGGGACGAAACGTTCGATTGCGATAACGCGATAAGACTGCGGATCGATTATACCTCTGACGGCACTGGTCAGGTGGATATTTTTGGCGGTGGCTGACCGGAAGCGGCAAAGTTTAACGGCAAAGTTGATTGTCGGGAGCATCTGACATATTCGAAAAATATGTTTAAATATCAGATGATTAAATAACTTTGCCGGTTGTCCGCCGGTAGAAGTCAAAACGGCAAAGTTCCGGCGTCTTAAGTTTGTCGCCTGATGAGCGCCAAGGGTCAGATTGCCGCGCACATTCAATGCGTTGCGATTTTTGATTGTGTCCAGGTGATCACGTCTGAATGTCCGCGCAGGGTCGTTTTTGTCCAGAAAGCCCTTTTGGCCCTGACGCTCTGATCTTTTCGACTTGTCAGGCACTTAGCGCCAGTTTCGGCCCAACACGGTTTGTCCAGAATATCAGGGTGCCTCACAGACTAGTCCATTGCCAAGCGCAGCTTGCGGGGGCACTCGTTTTCTATGATCGGGTGATGCGCACCGCCGGTGCGCCCTCAAGGATGAAGCAGCATGGCCCAGCATTCGGACCCGG